GTTTTTAATATTATAACAATTTGAAGTAAATAAATTTAAATTCACTTATGGAATTTCTATCAACATTCAATTTTTCTACATTGTACATGCACCATGGGTTATCAATTAATCAAGAAAAATTATTTTCCACTTCCAAGTTTAAGACAGAAGATATCAGAATTGAAGCGAGCATTAGTCCTGACAACACATTCTCATATTCAGTGCAAATTAATGACTTACCTCTATTATCTGTTGCCAACTTAAACTATAAGGATGTAGCCAAAGTACCTCATGACATTATAACTCTCATGTTCTTCAAGATTAATGCAGATCAAAAAATGTCATTAATTGAAACTTTAAATGACAACTCAGATAGACAAACACCAGATATAGTTTATGAAATAGAACCTTATAAGTGGTTTGTTTTAGAAGTTAAAACAACAAGGAGATCTGATCAAATGAATCAGAGGTTTTACTCAGCACTAGAAATATACAAACCAGCTTGTGAAAAGAGAATTAAAGACAAGACAATATCTTTGAATGCATTAATAATTTCTGAAGATCAGGTTTGTACGAATTTACCAATCTCACAAAAAGAAGCAGACTTGTTATCAACCATATATTCACTAGGTAACACAATTGTTAACAAGTTTAGAGGATTAGGATGGTCAATGCAAGAAGATGATTTAAAATTCGCGGTTAGTGATTTAAAGTCATCAGTGTCTTTGTTAACAATACCAGATTCTTCAGAAGATGATTTAATCATTACAAAAGATAAAATTAAAATGTGGAGAAATTGTGATACAACTAAAGCACAGATTATGATGAAACAAGAGTTTTTGAAATCATATAAATTGGCAAGCTTAGATTCGGATAAAAATAATTTCAATAATGGTCTAAAATTATTTGAAGATTTAAAAGAAACATTGAAAACAGGTAGGAAAGATAATAAATCTGTGGTTCAATTACCTCTATTTATATCTTATGATAAATTTTGCGAGGAAAATTCAGAATTAACTCACTCATTGATGTTTGAAAATGATTTAATGGCAAGATTATGGTATTCATCACTCATCGACCGAGCTAATAATCCCGAAAGAATCTTAGAGGTTTCTGAAGATGATTATGAAAAGTATGCATTAAATAAGGAATTTGAAATCTCAAAAGCTGATAAGAGAACCCACTTTAGAGTTAATGTTTCATTATTTGAAAGTGATTGGGAAGAACTTGCTTTACATGGAATAGAGGCAAAAAAGTTTAAAAATAATGATGATGTTTCACACAAAAGGGCTAAGGATAAAGAACCTTTCTCTATTGATTGTGATGTGTTTGATATAAATTCATTCATTAAAGATAAAAGCAACTTTGAATTACAACAATGTAGGAATATACTTACAGATAGAACAATTGGGTTAATCGAAGGGGCTGCAAATTCTACCTGTCCCTTATCAATTGAGTTTGCAAATCACTTTTTTAACACAAAAATTGGATTAGCTCTAAGTCAAATGCAATTCATTCTAACCGAAGTCAACATATCTAGGCTTCAAAATTGTAAAAAACATCAGTTTGTCCTCAAATACATAAAAGAGATTAATGTCTATATATTAATCAAACCTTCTAGAGCATCTGAACACATATTCTTTTCATTAGCTATTCCACCTAACTCCTATAAGTTTGGTAAGCCATTTAAAGATTTTAAAACTTATGGAGGTTGGTCAATAAGTGATTTTGTCAGTATGGATTCAAATAGACTTAGCCATCAAATTGGAACTCCAGAGAGAGCTTGCTCTTTATTAGCTTTTTGGTGTCATCAATTTGAGATGATGCCTTATCATTTTTGGACAACTGAAAATGATGACATCTCTGAGCATTTTTTAGCATCTTTATTATTTTATATGGAAGACAAAGAATCTACTAGTACTTCTCTACAAAACATACGTTATGCTTACATGGAAATGATCAAAGGACCTGGCAGATTTTTAAACCCATTAAAGGTTTTAAAGAAAATGTCTGATCGACCAAAATCTAGATTATTAATATGGGCAATGAGTAGATTTTGCACGACATTTCTAGATATGTTGCAATCACCACCAAGTTTTGGTATTAAGAGCACAGAAGAATTAGCAGAGGAAGTGTCTCAAGACATAGCTCATGGTTTACTTTCATGGGTAACTTTAAGACCTATTCCAAAATTTGAAATTGCATTAAACTTAAGTTACTTTGGAGTTTTACACAACAAAGAAGAGGGAGATAAAGTCACTGGGTTTCTCAAAATCTTTGAAAAAGTTATAGGAGAAGAGCTACAATTGAGGAAATCTAATTTGAAGTTTTGTGGTAATGAAGAACCAATGCCTGATCATGATTATCAATCACATGAATTCTCAATGTCTTTTGTGGCAAATATGGGCAGGAAGTGCAAAGAATATCTGTCTTCAAAGGGTGATGGTTCAATACAATGGGTTTACGACAAAGTTTATGAAGATTTAGCAAAAAAAGATTTTCTTGAATTAGCAACAATGAAGGCTTCAGCTTATGATATAGATAATGATGTCATCTATTCAGATAAAGTGAGTTTAAACAAAAGACGTAGAACTGCAGAAGCTGTTCATGATCTATTAACTGAAGGATTTCCTGCTAATGTAATGCTCAAGATACATGAGATAGAGCAAAAAGTTGCTGATAAAGGTGGGTTGCAAGCTAATTTATTTAAGAAAATGCAAATAGGAGGGACTAGAGAAATATTTGTTTTGACTATGGAGTCAAGAATTTTAGTTCACTTTTGTGAAAGTGTTTGTCGAAGTGTTTGTGAAGAATTACCTAATGAAATGCTAACAAAGGGTGATCAAAAAATACTGAGGAATGACGCTCATTTTAAGTCTTTAAATAGTTTAGAAGGAAAGTACTCAACAACCGTCAGTAGCTCTGATGATGCAACCACTTGGGCACAAAAATTTGTAATGAATGCCTTTGCATGTTATTTATGTAACATATTTGATGATGATTTGATGATTCCGCTAGCATGTGTCTTAAATCATTGTACAAACAAAAGGTTAGAACTACCTAAGGAACTTTTAGATTTGTTCTCAACTCACCCTGAAATAGACTCATTTTCTGAGAACATTAATGAACTTAAAAATCAGTTTTTAGGGAAATCGCATTATAATGATCTGTTGGATAGATACATGTGTTCACTTAAGAATAGGTCAAACATGATGCAAGGAATCTTCCACTACACTAGTAGCTTGTACCATTCAGGTTTTCTTTTAACTTGGTCAGAATTTTCATCTAAAGTGATAAACGTTGTAACAAAAAACATCCACAGTAATCAAAATTCTTTTGTCATATCAACCAAAGTTTCGTCTGATGATTCATCTGTATTAATATCAACAAGGTTTAACAATTACAAGCATCGTGAAAAGATTAATAGGCTATTTTTATCATTAACGATGCTCAAGGGCAGATTGTACAAATATTTTTGCTGTAAGCAAAGCGAGGAGAAGAGCACAGTGGGAGTTTTTTGGACCATTGAAGAATTTAATTCTGTTTGGTTAATGAGAAACACGATACTAATGCCATTAATTAAATTTGTGGTTTCATCAACTCAAATACATACTACTCCAAAAATAGAAACAAGAATGTTTATAGCATCAACACTTAGATCTCAGATATTAGAGAACTGTGGATCAATACTGCTGTCTGCCATTGTTCAAGTCTGTCAAGCAAGATTACATTATGTTGGATTAGGTGCTTTAAACAATGGTTTATGGAGAAAATATTCAGCTATCATATCTAGTAAACCACACCATTCTGCTGGTTACTTTGTAATGGAACCGGAGATGATGTGTGGTTTGCTGGGTATGGATTTAGCTGTTTATAGAACTTGCAGATTTAACGAAAAATTTAAGAGAATTCACACAAAGTTAGTCAGAAATATGGGTGTTGAATTTGCAGATGAAGGTAATCCTGCTTCTCGTATATTTTTATCTCATGGTCATAATCAGCGATATTATGAGTTTGTAAAGACTTTAGGACTTAAAAGTAACACAAACATTGAAGAAGAAATATCCAATCAAGTTGACATACTATATCGGTCACCTGTTAACAATTCTGAAGCACAGTTAAAACTGTTGGTTAAATGTTCAGACCCAGAATTGTCACAAGCATTTTCATTCTTGAATGCAGCTAAAACATTTTGTTCCTCAGTTTACATAATACAAGAACATTGTATACATTTAGTTAAAAGTGTGAGAGCAACAGGAGAGATAGAACATGAGAGAATATCACTTTTGAAATGGTTGGATTTGTTAGAAGAAGATAATTGTAATAGTGCTGAAGATGTGATGAAAATTGCTTTTCCAAGCTATCAGTTCTATGATTCAATGTTGGAGTCATTGAAATTAGTTGATATTCATCATTTGTTTTCTGTGCAAAGGAAAAGGAGAGTTTTCATCTCTGTGGCAATACCTAAACAGAGTACCTTGACTCCTATGACTCTACTTGATTGTATGAGAAGATTATGGTTTGGCATTAGTGTGAGAGGTTCTGAAGCTGCTTTAGAGGCCACTTTCCAATATTATAAGGAAGTGTACCCTTGGTTATCAGCAGACTATAATGAAACATTTAATAATTCTCCATTCAACAGTCATATTGCTTTAAGCAAATTCATAACTTCTTTAAATCCAAGAACTAAGACTATAAGAGTTACAACACCCTCTAGATCTAAATCAAATACTTTTGAAACTCTCTTCACAATGATTCTTTTAAATCAATGGCCCAAACATGAGATTGTTCAAAAAGGTAAAATGGAAGGCACAACTGTTAATAGTGTGTTAGACCAAATGTTGTATTCTGTTTGGTTAGCAAAAAACTCTCCTCCATTGAAAGATAGAACTTATATGATAAACAAAATATGTAAAAGTTTTGAAGATGTTGTTACAAATGAGCCTGATATAGTTCAATTAATGACACAAGGGATGAGTCGATTTAATATAATGATGCTACAATCAGCATGTTTACAACCCACAATGACCTTAAAACTTCTTCAAAAATATAATAAAGGAATTTTTGGCGGTTTTGTGAGAAGACAAATATGGGATCCAGAAAAAGATAGATATGTTGGGCCTGGTTTGTTTTGTGGATCCATAGATTCTATTAAATTTTCACTTGAAATTATTGATGGAAATATAGTATGTTTAAGAACTGATAATAAACCTAAGATCATTGAAAAAATCATTAACTTAAGTCATTTTGTACAGGACTTAGGGTTGTGTTTTAATAGCAATTATGGACCATCGCTGAATTATTTAAGAATAACTGATCAAAGAGAAGGCTATTGGTCGAAAGGGTCTGTCTTATTTTTAGAATCAGAAATGATACATTATTTTGAACATAAAACTGTCAATTTTACTTGCGATTTTTCAGGTCGAATCAGAATTAAAACTGTTGAAGAAAGACCAATAACTGTGCTTAGTTTTATTCCAATTGTTAAACACATACAACCAGTGCCTGAAAAAGAATATCATTTTGATAATGAGTATATCAAAGTATGGATGAGAAATGAGAAGTTAAGTGTGGATGATGCATTGTACTTACTCAATAGATCTGAAGAAAATGCTGAATTTGATACATGGAAATTCAACAGTTTCATAAATAAGTTAAGGTCAGAAGGTTTTCAAATGGAGTTAAGAAGAAAACAAGCTGCAGAAGTGAAAAATGAACAACAATCTGATGAAGAAAAAAGTGTTAGTGAAGGAGCTGATAGTTTTTTCGAGTATGAGTTAGGTATGATGTCTGATGACTCTTCTTTCTTTGATGAGATTGAAACTGAATGCAAGATAACAGAGACATTAACTGATTTAGATGTTTTAAATGAAGATGAAGATTTTCTAACTGACTTAGGTTTTGTGTTTGGCTCTGATGACTTTGTGACTAAACAGCCAATCAAACAGAAGTATGAACCTAATGTCTTTTATCATCATAACTTTTGGAAAGGTTTAATTGATTATTTAATAAATGAGTATGGCTGGATAAATGTTCAGAGGATGTGTTCACAAGAAATTAAAAAGAAACATGCAGAGTTATATGAAATAATGAATTTTATAGAATCACATATCACCTTGTTTTGATTCTTAATTGATAATTAATATTAATAAAAAC